GTCTAGCAGCACCGGGTTGTGAGGATTTTACCCCCCCCTCCAGGGCCGTTTTCCTGCTGTGGCATGAATGACATAATGATTGCAGGTTGTCCCATTCATCTGCTCCGCCTAACCGTTTGGGTGTGATGTGATCAACGTGCTGAGCAGGTACTACCTGCCCCCCATGTAAATTAAATGGGTCAACACACAATGGGTTCTGGCGCAGGTACATCAATCTGAGTTTGCGCCACCGATGCCCGTAACCGCGCTTGGCCGCAGACTGGCGATCATCAACCCCCCTGTTTTTTCCTGCGCCTGTATCATGGTCTGGGCAGGGACGCAGTTGAGCGCAACCTGGTTTTGTACATGGCCTGCGGGGCCTATGCGGCATCGCTCTCCTCATTTTCAAATTCAGTGGTAATACCATCGGCCAGGGTGCCCTCTTCGCGGGCGATTGATCTCCACAACACAGTGGGGGTGATGGCGTTGGCAAAGTCCTGCCGGGTCAGGTCAAACAGGTATTCCCGTATATCGAACGGGATGTACTCATTATCGACAAATTTGTACAGGTCGGCGGGCAGTTGGTGGTAATGATCCAGCAACCACTCAATCACATCATGCAATTTACGCAGCTTTTTGGCTGCGGCGTCCATCATGTAGTCTGTTGATTTTGGTTTTCCCATCATTCCCCATTCTGCTTGAGATAATCAATTTCTTGCTGAAGTTCCTGGATTTTCTCGCGCTCCCAAATAATTTTGTTGGTAATGTCCAGAGTTGACTCCGGGCCATACAGTGCGCCCTGCTCTTCGGCCCAATTCAAATTCTTTTGATGCTGGATGATTTGGGTCTGCACTGATTTGATCCGGCTCCTGATGGTTTCCCGTTTCAGGGCATCGGTTTCCTGCCGTATCCGGGGCGAGACATTCCGCTCCGGGAGCCTGTCCAATATCAGCAGCAGGATTCTATCAATCCGGTCAACACTGCCGGTCAGGTAATCAGACAGCTCCCGCAGCACGTCATCCACGGCCTGCTGCTTCTCCACCGAATCCATCATTTTGTCATAACGCCCGGCAATCCAGGCCAGCACGTCAACGATGGCCTGGAGGTTGCGCAGGGATTGATAGATGGCTTTGGCTTCGTCATTGGACACAATTATTTTTTGGCAATGGCCCGCCTCAGTTGGCCCGTTTCAAACCAGCCCTTGGCCGCCGGCCAGGAAAATAAAACGAGCTGCCAAATTCCCGATGAATCTAACAGCCCCGCGAGGTGGGCCAGGTAGCCCACGGCGTACCCGGTGAGTACACTGACCATTACAGATATTAAGTTTGCATAGGCGTCGGCAATTTTCTGGCGCTCACCGTCGGTGAAAAATGATAAATTTTTTATGGCATCAATAACGGTGGTGGCCAGCAGCCCGGCCAACGTTGCCAGCAGCGCCGCCAGCACGTCAATCCCTTCTGCCGCCGTGCCCGGCAATTCCTGCGCGTGTGCGGGCATTACCAACGCCAGCCACACCAGCCCGATAATTACCAGAATTGTGAAAAGCCTCATTGTCACCTCCAAAAAAAATAGCCCCGGACTCAGGGCAGTTGGAGTTTCCAGGGCTACAGAACAAAAGGGCAGTTTGGAATGGCTCCCCAGTCACTCCAACTGCCCTTTATTTAGGTTAGTTTAGCACATTTATTCTGTTACGTCAACCTGTCGGTGCGGATAAACATCACGCACCCCGGCCCGCAGGCCCAAAGAGTTTACATAATTTTCTTATGAAAACTCACTCACATCTATTTCTTCTTCAGCCCCGGCGACGCCGAAAACTACCCTTCCGAGCGCCGCTATTGAATTTTTACTACTTCTACTCCCAAAAAGCCGGTAGAAATTGTATTTTTACCGCTTTACCGGCCTTTTTGGAGTAGTAGTAAAATTTATTTGCTACTCAATTGTCATTTTCCAGTCCCCCACCGCCGACACCACCAGATATTTGATGCCCGACTTTACCAGCACCTGCCCCTCATACGGGTCTTCCGGGCCGTCTGGTTTCCGGCGAATCGGGCCGTATCGGCCGGGGCCAGCAGCGCCAGCACCGTATCACCCTGCCCGGCCAATTGCCCCGGCACCGTCTGCGGCGCAGCCGCCGCCAGTGACGACACCACCACAAATTAAATGTACCAGAAACTTTGTCATTTTTAAGGTTTATTATGTCCTATTGTATTGACAACGGTCGTCATCTTGTGGTATTATACCGTCACGTACACGGAACATTTTATCCTTTCGAAATAACACGGAGAATTAAATGGCTGAACCAACCACCATTCATTTTGTAGCCAATACCGAAATAAAAGATTTGGTGGCTCATTGGGCGGCAGAGGATGACCGCAGCGTGAGTTGGATAATTCGCTACTGCATTGAGCAGGAACGGCTCCGCCGGGCCACCGGCAACGGCCACCAGCCGCAGCCGGAACGCTGGCCGGTTCCCCGGCCCCAGGCCGCCTCATGAACTGGCGCAAACTGTTGAACTTCGGGAAATTCCTCCGCACCAGCCGCCCTCACCCCACCACCATCCGCCGGCAGGTTTACATCAGCAGTTTGATCGTGGTGCAGGAACCGAACGTGCCTGTTCAATCTGTGTTCATCATCGACGCCGAACGGGGCCTGCCGCCCGACGATGCTTTGATCGCCATTTTCTTAAATTAAGCAGGGCAGAAATGAACCCATCGCCAACCATCCTTGAGGCCCCGGTGTTTGCGCCGGATACGGCCGACTGGCTCAAATGGAAGGAAGCTTACAATGCCTGGCTTGATGCCAAACGGCGCAAATCAGGCTCAGAGAACACCGCGGCCACCTATGCCGCCGCCTGGCAGCAATTTTTCACCTGGTGCCAGGCCAAACCGTGGGATGTTTCCGGCCGGTTGGCCCAGCAATGGGCCGCCCTCCTGGCCGGTCAGGGAAATCCGGCCACCGGGCGCAAACTTTCGCCCGCTTCCGTCAACCTCAAACTCGCCGCCTTATCCTCCTTTTACGCCTTCGCCCAGGATCAGTACAATCTGCGCCCGGTGGACCAGCGCAACCCGTTCAGAATTGTGGAACGGGCCAAAATTTCCCCCTTTGGCCGCAGCAAATACCCCACCACCGCCGAGGCCCAGGCCATTATGGGCGCCATCAATACCAACTGCCTCAGCGGCAAGCGTGATCTGGCCCTGCTGCTCACCTATCTGGTGAGCTGCCGCCGCAGCGCCGAAATTCTCAATCTGTGCTGGGGCGATATTCAGCCCGGCCACGACGGCAATTATATTTTTGTGTACCGGGCCAAGGGCGGCAAAATAAAAAAGGCGGTGCTGCACCGCCATTGTTATGATCTGATTGTGGATTATCTTTCCGCCGCCGGGCGGCTCAAGACCATTGCCGCCGATGATTTTATTTTTATGGCCCTTGACCCCACCAAAGCCACCCGGCTGCCCCATATTACCTGTCCCTCCACCGGCCCGCTTACCAATAGTATGGTCAACCAACTGTTAAAAAAATACGCCGCCCGGGCCGGCGTTCATTCTGATAAAGCCCATTTGCACGGTCTGCGTCACGCCGGCGGCCGGATGCGCTTCAGGATGATGAAACAAAACGGCACTGTTGATTTGTTTGAGATTATGCACCTGCTGGGGCATAAAACTGTAGCCATTACTCAAATTTATGTGACCGAGGTGTTGGAAGACCCATTGGATCGCGGTGCCCGTGCCGCGGTTGAGGTTTTTCTTCCAACACTTCGGCCCAAAAAACGCACCAACGGAGGCATCAATGAACGGCAATACTGATGTTGATTATGTGATCACACCCTCTCTGGATTTGATTCACGCTCAAACCAAACTGGCCGATTGCCGGGAACGGCTGGCCCAGGCCCAGCGGGAAAAAGCCGAAGCCTGGGACCAAACCCGCAAGGTTCTGGACGAATGGATGGAAACCAAAACCGAGCTTGCCCGCGTCACCGCCGAACTGGAAGCCACCACCGCCATTGCGGCGCACTACCAATCGCTGCTCCTTAACGCCGCCCGCCGCGCTCACGCCCTGGGCCTGGAATATAAGGAGTTCGATGCCCTTAACGCCGCCTTGACGATTATCTAGCTTTTGTCCGGCCAAAACGGTGTAGTTCATATAATGTATGATTATGTGAACTCTAGCGGCCACTTTTGGGGCCAGTTTGTTACCTTCAGCGTATCACAAAAAAAGGGATTTGTGACCTCATGAACCAGCCCGATCTATTATTCAATGCCCCCAATTTTGCCTACTGGCTGGCCCTGGCCATTGTCATTCTGCTGGAAACGCAGCGGGCCACCGGCTGGCCCGAAAGCACCCGCTGGCGGCTGGGCTATGTCACCCTCTTTGGCTCCGGCCTGCTCATGGTATTGTTTGCCGGCTGGCACGCCCAAACCTGGGCGCTGCTGACTGTATTTTGCCTGCTCACCCACCTGCTGCCGGTTGACCAATTGTTGTTTGATGACCTCTGGGAGCGCCGCGAGGCCCACCGCTGGACCGTGCAGTATTTCAGCGCCGTGGTTTTTTCCATCCCCTATCTGCAATGGGACGGCAATATAGATACCTGGGCCGCCGTGTTCTTTGGCCTGGGCATCTGCGGCGCGGTCAAGGTGGGGGCGCAGGCGTACCGCGACAGCCACCGGGCCGCGGCCCTGCGGCGCACCCGCCACACCGAGGAGGCTCCCTATGGTAGCGACTATCGACAAGGACATTAATTTTCTGGATACGCTGATTACCTGGGCCGATGACATCTATAATCTGTGCGATGACATCATCGAAGCCACCGAGGACCCGGAAGTGATCGTGCTGGCCAAAGCCGGGCAGTCAAAGGCCAGCCTCATCGAAAAGAAAAGCCGGGATTACCGGCCCCGGCTGATGCACCTGAAAAAAAATAAGCCCGATTCCAATGGAACCGGGCCAGGCAGAAATGAACCCGCTGCAAACAAGCTCACTTAGCCGTAGTATAGCACAGGCGCTTATGAATCGCAACACATTCGACGCTGTAGAATCGACCCTACTGGCCCTGGCCAGCAAAATTGGGGTGTGGCTCACCCCCCTGGTGCCCGCTTATTTTGTGCAGCGGGCCATGGTAGAGCATCTCCAGGCTCCGCCGGTTTGGGGCTGGATTGCCGCCGCCGCCCTGGAAATTGTGGGCCTGGCCGCCGTGAAAAATCTGCTGCGGGCCTACACCTGGGAACAGGAACGGCGCAAAACGGACCCGCCCGCGCCGATGATATGGAATATCATCACCGCCGCCGTTTATTACGTGACCGCTTTTTTGCTGGTGCTGGTGATAGAGTTCTATCCGCCGGCCACCGCCCTGGCCCCGGCCGCGTTTGTGGTGCTTTCCGGCGCGGCGGCGCTGGTGATTGCGCTTTCAGATGACCAGAATCGGCGTCAGGCTGTGGTCAGCCAAATGTCAGCCAAACGTCAAACAATGTCAGCCAAACGTCAGCCGCCGGGGTCAGAGCGCGTCAGCCAGGGTCAACACCCGGATACTGACCGTTTACAGGCCGCCCGCCGCCGTAATCAGCAGCAGGCAGAACAACGATTACTGACCTGGCTGGCTGACAACCCTAACGCTACCCACGACGAAGCGGCCGCCCATGTGGGCCGCAGCCGCCCCTGGGTCACGGGTAAAATCAACGAATGGCGCACCGCCGGTATCATCCACAAAAACGGGGCAGGCTATGAAACGAGAACGGCTTGATTACCCCTGCCCGGCCTGCGGAGCCGGCACCAAACCGTATGTTACCAAAGCGCAACGGCGGGGCGTGTTCCGTTACCGGCGGTGCGTCTTGACTGCCTGCGATTGCCGCTTCTCAACTATTGACACCGGCAACGGCGAAGAATTTCTAGGCTACCCCGGCTTGCGCGGCCCGGCAACCAAAAAACAGCAACTGGCCGCCGAGGTGGAAACCCTGCGGCAGCAAATAATGGATTTGTGGCTCAGCGTGCGGGTGCGGGCCATTTGGGCCAAAGCCGATTTTTCGGCCAACGGCCCGGTTATTCTCACCCGCTCCGCCGGGTATGATCTGAACGGCGATAACAAAACTTTTTTTGACGACTGACAGGACGCACCGATGCCCAGAAAACGAAAAGACGCCCCGGAGCCCGCCATGCCGCGCGGATACATCAAATCATCGGTGGATATTTTATTGGATCAAACCTTGAAACATCCGGCCTACAGGCTTTATAACCTGATCCTGGCCTACTGGCAGCAACATAGCGGCTGCGACCGTACCAATGCCGACCTGGGTGCGCTATTGGGTGGACTCAGCCGGGAATACGTGAGAAGGCTGCTCGAGGATTTAAAGCAGCGGGACTTGGTAGCGGAATCGGCTACCCTCGATGGCCGCCGGCAACTGGTGCCGGCGCGTGCTATCGACTTGGCGATAGATGCCCTCCCGGTCTCCTCGACTTTTCAGCCGGTGGACGCGACTTTTCCGCACAGGCCCCAGCCCAACCCGGCTGGGCGAGCTTCAAGCGGCTCGTGTACCCCTCACCAAAATATTCCTGGCCGCGTCAACTATAGTTGCACCCCCGCGTCAACTATAGTTGACGCACCCCTGCATGAAGAAGAAGAATCTAATATAAATACTTTAGATTCGTCATCTTCTTCTTATACGGCGCTACCGTCAACTATAGTTGACGGTAGGGGGCTATTGTCAACTCAGGTTGACGGAAAGAGGAAACCGTCAACTATAGTTGACCCGCCGGCGGATGTGGACTTTGCCGCCGCCGCCGCCAAATATTGCAAATATTTTGGCGATATTGACGCCGCAGTAGGTGATCTTATCGGTGATTACCTGGACGACCAGGAATTGACCACCATAGCCGCTGCCGCTAAAGAGCGCCCGATTGATTGGGTGCTGGCCGCCATTCAGGAAACCGGCCTTAATAAAGCCGCCAATCCGTCAACCTATTTCCGCACCGTAATGACCGACTGGATTGGCCGCAAATCCCGCGAAAGGAGGAAAAAAGCCAATGGACGATCAAACAGCCGCAATGGACGCGCTCATAAACCGGATGGTTCGGAACTGGCCGCCGGAAAAGATAGCGGATTTGAAAGCGAAATTGAAAAACTTGAACACCAGCACGGGCTTGCCCCAGGTTCCGGCACCTTTGACGAACGGCTCAACAGAATCGAACAGCACCTTATTAACAGTCCGGGCCTTTCGCCTGCCTGATGCCTGCCCGGTCTGCGGTTTTCCGCCCGATGAACCCGGCTACGTGCGCCGTGAGGTTGGCGGCGATAACGCCCTGAGCAAATTAAGCCCGTGCCCGGAATGCAACGAGCCAAAACTGGCCGATAAGGCCAAACTGCAAACCCAACTGGAGGGCGATTTGCGCAAAAAGACCCTGAGCAACTATGCAGTCACCGACCAAAACCGGGCCGCCTACAATGCCGCCGTGGAATTTTGCCGGGAACCGCGGCGCTGGCTCACTTTGTGGGGTGAATACGGCCCCGGTAAAACCCACCTGCTGGCCGCCATTGTGAATCAGTTGGGCGGCCAGGCCCAATATTTCACCATGCCCGATCTGGTCAGCCAGTACCGCCACGCCGTTGGCCAGGGCACGGTTGAAAAATTTTATGAGCACGTCAGCCGCATCCCGGTGCTGGTCATTGATGAAATCGACAAGGCCGATTTAAAGAACTGGACCCGGGAACAAACCTATCGCCTGTTCGATTACCGCTACCGCAACCAGGGCGAACTGGGCACCGTGCTGGCTATGAACGCCTCCCCGGATGAAATGGACGATGACCTCGGCTACCTGTTCAGCCGGATGAAAGATTCCACCAGCCGGGTCATTTATGTGGGCGGCGGCGACCAACGCCCGCAACGTGATCAAATGGAGCGGATAGCCACCATCCAGAATCGGGCGCAATCAAAATGAACACCTGCCAAAAACTGCGCCTGGTGCGCCGGGCAATGGCCCGGATGGAACATAACCAGCGGATGAACCTGCAACGTCAATGCCTGGAAGCCGCCGCGGCCAAAGTGCCGGCCATCAGCGCCGCCCAGGCGGCGCTGCAACACGGCCATCACAATCTGGGCAAGGCCCTGGCCCTGGAATTGCTTTTTGAGATTTTTGTTTTTATTGAACTGACCAATGCCTGGGAGGACGTAAACCGCCAATGAATATTATCACCATCAGTATTTCGGGAGAACAAAACAACGTAGAACGTGTGGTGCGCGAGCTGCGTAGCCTGCTGGAGGTGCAGATAGAACAAACCGAGCCGGGCGATAACGGCATCATCCGTAAAGAGCTTATTGTTAATCGCAACACCAGTTTGGTGAATCGCATCGAGATTAACGTGAGCGGCCTGCCGCTGGAATTATAACTGCGGCAATAGAAAACCCCCACCGCGGTGCCGGTGGGGGTTAGGGGCAGGGCGACGGGAAATCTCCCCGCCCGTCCCTATTATAGCACAAAAAAAGGACGGGAAAAATGACGCACACAATTGAATATTGGCAGAAGCAAAAAGAGGATTTCATCGAATTGCGGCGGGGAGTGGCCGGGGCAGGGGAGGACGAGTTCATTGCCGATTTTCTGGACGATTACCGGGGCATATTCGTTACCCCGGACGAGGGCCAGCCGGGGGAATCGCTGTACATTTGGTATATTGACCCCGATGAACGCTGCCACAAACGCATTGTCCAGGCCCTTCTTCCCGGCCTCTACATTGATCATCAGGGCCACCTCTACGAACTCCCCCCGGAGCGGGTCATTGTGCTGGGCACAGTCAGCCGCATTGGGCCGCCGCTGTTCACCCGGCAGCACGTCGATTTGTGGCGAGGTGGGGAACAATGACCACCCCAATGCTGTGCGCCATTTTGGGGATTATCCTCGCCGCCCTGGCCCTGGCCGGGCTGGTGAGCTACACAAATTTTTATGGCATAGTGCCCTATGATTACATCACCGCCGGTGCGGCCCTGCTGTTTTTTTGCGCAGGAATGGCCGCTCTGCTGATGCTGGAAATTTTTTGAGGCCGCCATGTACAAATTGATTTTGCCAAAAATGACAGTATCGGTGGAAATAGAGCCAACAGAATCGGGCCAACTTCTCATCACAGATGATGACCGCATTTGGTTCAAACTGGCCGGAGATGATCTGGCCGCCGCCCTGCGCGCCTGGGCCGATAGCCTGGACCCGCCGCAACCGCGGGGCCTCATTCCCACCCTCAAACGATTGGGTCAACATTTTACCCGCATCACCATTGACGATCTCAAACCGGATATGTCAAGCGCCGAACAGATAGCTCTTACCATAAGCCGCTTTGATAGCAGCAACATGGTGGGCGATGACGTAATCAATGCTCTCAAGGATGATTATCGGCGGGTGGCCGGGCACAGTTGGGAACAGCGGCTGGCAAAAATAGAATCGGCGGATGATGACCAACTGGACAAATTGCACCGCGCCGCCGCCGAACTGCTGGATGAAACCGGGCAGCCCGTATGGGGTGCGCAGCGCAAAATAGCCGAGATATTGGGCTTTCCGTCCACGGGCGGCAGTTTTCGCCCGCAAATTCTGGATTACATGGAACAACTGCAAAAAATCAGGCAGGCCGCGTGATGCCCAGGATCATCAGTTATCCCACCGTCAGCGGCGGCGCGGTGCGGCGGGTGTGCGCCAAATCTGGGCCAAAGCCGCTGCCGGATGGTCAGAAACGCCGGCGAGTGGATGTCACCCTGGCCCCGTCCGCCATTAAACGGGGCCAGGCCCAGGCCACAGAGATGGGGCTATCGTTTTCCAGGTATGTTGAATTTTTGATTTATGCTGATTGTATGTGTATAGAATCAGTCTAAATGTTGTTATATTGCTAATTGAGCCAACCTTAAAAAAGTGACGAGTTTTGAAAACTCATAGCAAAAACACTTGACATTGTACGCACAATCTGTTATACTGTATACATAGTCGAGTGACAAACACACGATACTAAAAAAGAAAGGGATTTCAAAATGACGAAGCAAGAATTGTACGAAGAAGTTTCAAAACTGGTAAAGACCCCGGTAGCGAAGGACGGAACATACCTGAGCGATTGGATTGAAGAAGGCGACACTGATGATATGACCCCCGCCGAAATCGCCCAGGAATGGGACGAATTGCCGGAAATGGAAACCGACGAGAACACCCAGTAATGACCAACAAAGAGCAGGGGGGCGTTGCCCCCCGCTCTATTACTCCCCACAAGGGCGGGAGAACTGAGCGGGTTTACATCCGGTGTACCCCCGAAATTAAACGCAAATTGGCAGAGGTCGGCAAAACCGCCGCAGATTTATTTGAGGAAATTGTACTCTTGAAACACGCAGAATTTACGCAATATAACAAGGCCAATGCAGCCGACCCGTAGGCGCTGGTATTTTACATCAAAAATTTTAGCCGGGCGGCTGATTGGCTGTCCGTTAGGCAGACTGAGAGAAGTTACCTTAAAATCTGCCAAAACACCTTGACAAAATACTAGCTAGTATGGTAATATAGATACTAGCTAGTATAAATCATTTAGTCAAGGAGATATGAAATGTCACCCAAGAAATTAGTCAAGCCGTCAAGTTTTGATCCAGAGAATAGCGTCAGCCTATTTGACGCCAATCGAGAGAACGACTTTGGAGAGATGTATTGTGTAGCCCCTGGCATCCTGCCAGGAGAAGTTGAGCTATATTGGCAAGAATACCTTGATGAGTTTCGCCCGGTTGTTGATCCGACCGAAGAGGGCGAGGAATAATGCCCGAAGATAGACGTTCACTTACGCTTACGGTATCTCAGTGGAAGCGGCTGGAAGAACTGGCCGCTTCCACCAATTCCGTGTCAACCAAAGGCCCGGAAAAAGGTAAATCAAGCTGGCGTGCGCTTATTCGCCGTATCGCAAGCGGGGAATTGAAGGTTATTGAAGTTGACCGCACGTCTGCCTAACAAGCGGTTGGAGCCGACGCCCGAATCGGGGCAAACGGAACAATTGGAGCAAACAAAATAAATTTATCGCGCGGGCGCGGCTAAACCGCAGGGGTGTTGGGCGGCTAATACAAGCGATTACCTCAATTGATAGAATAAATGCGTTAGCCAAAATTCTTAACCCTTTGTTTATTCACAGGTTTATACTCTCATGATATAATAGATACGCACACAATTTTTGAATAGATTGAAAGGAGTTTGTAATTATGAATCTAACCGATGAACTTCAGCAATTACGAGAACAAGATGCGGATTTAGCCCTGATACTAGATACTTTTGCAACAATCGATCACGTTTATCGTCAGTCTCTTATGGCAATGGGACAAGTAAATGAGGATATTCCTACAGTGAAAAGTTCCGCAGAAATCACTTTTTCTGTTGATGCTTCGACTTCCACCGCCAGTCATTTAATCGTACCGGAAAATAAATAATGGCCAAACGCTCCTCTCGACAAAAAAACAGAGGTGGGACTCCGCCCTCTCAAACAATACGTATACCCTCTATTCAGCAATCGGAACGATCTGCTCCAGACCCGGCATCGCTTCCAGAATTACCGACCACTTATCAAGCACTAAATGATTACGTCGAGCGTGCGGGTTCTATCAATCCTTTTGCATTGAGAATCGTGGCGACAATCGCCCACCCGCAATCGCCTGAACTTTTTTCGTTAGGTTGCGGCTAATTGGAGGCAGGCAATATGGCAGAGAAACCAATTTTATTTTCAACGGAAATGGTCAAGGCCATTTTGAATAAACAAAAAACGCAGACTCGCCGGGTTGTCACTCGTGGTGTTGTTGGCCGGATTATGAATGGTAATCAAAAATTATGGCCGTATTTAGCTAACGGTCAGCATGTGAACTGCCCGTATGGAAAGCCGGCCGATCTGTTATGGGTACGTGAAACGTGGCAGGCCGTATCGCCAGATGAGGACGAACGTCCAATAAATGAGTGCGAAATAATCTACAAAGCAACTGACGAACATCCCGGCTTGTATAATCCAGATAAACCAGATGATCCGTGGTACGGATGGCGTCCGTCCATTTTTATGCCACGTTGGGCTAGTCGCTTGACATTACGCGTTGATAATGTGCGAGTAGAGAGGTTGCAAAGCATCACAAATATGGACGCCGAACAGGAAGGCGTTGATGCTGATACGATATTTTTACTCGGCAGCGCACGCTATAAATTTATGGATTTATGGAACAAAATCAATGCAAATCGGGGCTACAGTTGGGATAGTAACCCGTGGGTGTGGGTAATAGAATTTATGCCACAACATTTTTTACGAGAATGAATTTAACTACGCCCACCGCCAGCAGGCGGAGGACCGCAACCACCGGATCGGACAAACCCGCCGCCCCACCTATATTGATCTGGCCTCGCGCTCCAAAATCGAGGAGCGGATTTTTAGCGCGCTAACACGCAAGGGGCGGACGGTAGACGATTTCCGGCGCACAGTGCAAAAGCTCAAGGCGCTGGGCCGGGATGAGGTGCGGAAATATCTGGCCGAAAATCTGTAAAATTGGGGGTTGACAATTAAATTTAATTGTGATAAACTGATGACAGAATTAAATTAATTATCTGACCAAACAAGGGAGTCAATAATGAATACTAAAATTATTACCCGCCAAACTAAATCTGGCGATTGGCTGGTGCAGAACGAGCACCAACGCCCTGATGGCACGTGGCACTCTGGCCGGCAACTGGCCCGCTTCAGTGACGAGCATGAGGCGCTGGGCTACGCGGACGAGGCCCGCGTCTACCGCGCCGATGTCGAGGCCAAATACCGGATGGCGTTGATCGCTCCGCTGCCGGCTACGCCAGCCGTTGACCCATTCGATCACCCGGCTTTCTGGATGATTGAAGTAAATGACGATGACAGAATGGCAGACGCCACTATCCGGGAGGTGCTGACCCCGGAGCAGTTGGCGGTCCCGGACTGGCACCGGCAATGGGCAGCTACCGAGGTGGTGGTTGATGAGGGCTACGGCAGCCCGTACCTATTTGGGAAAATGCTCCGGGAAATGGTCGATGATGTTAATGCTGTCATTTTCCGTTACAATCCCCGCCGGATTTACTTTGCTATCTCCAACCGCACCGGTAAGGCGTCCTTCTACGCCCCGGACCGGCGGGAACACGCGCCTGAACTGCCGGTAGACCCCGGCGAGATTGACTGGTTTGAGGCGGTCGATGCACTGACCGCGCCCCCCACCGACCTAATCACCCAGGCCCAGGCCGTCGAACTCGGTGCGCCGAGTGTGCAGGCGGTCAACAACGCCATCCGCGCCGGGCGGCTGACCGGCTACGATAATGCAGACGCAGTTCATCAGCGCCAGGGTAAAACGCTCGTCAGCCGGGCCGCCGTCGAGCGGCTGTGGGGGGCGAAATGATCCCCGCCTACCACATTGTCGGCTTCAAATCCATCGAATTGGGGCGTTACGCTTACAACCCCACCCCGGCCAAAAAATCCGATGTCGAGGCGGTTTATCGCCGCTACGATTCGGCGGCGCTGGCGCAGCAGCGGGCCGTGGTGCGCTGCCATGGAGGGGAATAGTGAGCGGCGGGGGCGGCAAAGTCTATTTGGCCGATACCAACGTCTACCAGGCAGCGTTGGTCAGAATGAGGCTGGTGTTTGACCACTTTGAGACGGTGGTGGTCAGTGTATCCGGCGGGAAAGATTCCGGCGTTTTGCTGGAATTGGCCCGCCGCGAGGCGGTCAGCCGAGGTCGGCAGATTTACGCGCTGTTTGTTGACCCGGAAGCGCAGTATCAGGCCACGATTGCCCACATTGAGCGAACTATCCTAAACGACCAGACTATCATCCCCATCTGGATTTGTGTCCCGCTGCTGTGGCGGAACGCGGTCAGCGTGTTTCAGCCCCACTGGCGCACCTGGGACCCGGCAGAGCGCGACCGCTGGGTACGCCCAATACCGGGCCACGACTGCGTTATCAGCGACCCGGCGGCGCTGCCTTTTTACGACCTCAATTTTGGCGTAGATGAAATTGTGACCGAGTTTCCACGCTGGTTCAAGGCCCAGCTTGGCACAACGTCCTACGCCAGCCTGGTGGGTATCCGGGCCGATGAATCATTTCATCGGTATACGGCCATCAAAGGCAAACGGAAAAAAGCCAATTACATTTTCCCGGACGGACACAAGGTCAAATGGAGCACCGTCCCAAACGAGAAAGAGCCGGAAATCGTCAACCTCTATCCGATTTATGACTGGCGGGTGGAGGACGTTTGGAAGTTCACCTATGATGCCGGAATGGCTTATAATAAAATTTACGACCTGATGTACCTGTCTGGCGTCCCCCTGGTTGAGCAGCGCATCTGCCAGCCCTACGGTGATGAGCAGCGCCGGGGGTTGGATCAGTGGGCCAAGATTGAACCGGAAACGTGGGCGCTGGCGCTGGATCGAGTGGCCGGGGTAAATTTTGGGGCGCGGTATTCCGGGCAAAAACTACTGGGCTATCATCGGGGCATTTTGCCGCCGGGCCATACCTGGCAATCATACACGTTTTTGTTGCTTTCAACCGTACCAGATGTGGTACGGGAGCGGTATCTGGCTAATTTTGCCATCGCTCTGGAATGGTACGCCAAAAAACGGTTTATCCATTCCATTAGCGACGTTGTAGACGATGACACGCCGCTGGAAAACCCGACCGGCTTCAACATTCCGAGTTGGCGGAAGCTCTGCCTCTCGGTCTTGAAAAACGATTTCAGCGGCAATACCCTGGACATCAACTTTACCAAGTACACCCAGCGCGATGTGTACGACGCGGTGGAACAAACCGGGCGCGTCAAGGTACGGGTGTCGGTGGAGCCGTACTACAAATACCTGAGAGAGCAATACAACGCCTATCTTTCCGGCGGCATTGAGGCGGTGAAGGTGGATTTGACCCACCCCACGGCCAAAGGTGCGCTGCGGGAAATGGTCAGAAAACTTTAGGAGAATATTATGCGCATCGAAAAACACGATCACGACTGTGAAAATGAACGGCTGTGGGGAAAAATCGGTTGCCATCTGGTAACGCCGGCCGTTCACAAAATTTTAGGCGGCTACGTCGTCTCAACCCAGGATTGCACCTGGTGGGTAGCACTAACTGATGATGATAAAACCGCCGGATTTTGTATGGCTCGTCGCCACAAAAACGGCAAGGTCGTTTTGACCTACGCCTACGTTCTGCCTGAATATAGAGACAACGGTCTGTATTCCCGGCTATTTGAGGATAGATTGGCCGACGTGCTGAGTTGGCCGGGCGTGACTGTGCTGGAGGCGGCGGTCAATACCAATTCTGCGCCAATGTTTTTAGGCCACGGATTTGTCGAGACAGGTTGCTGGGGAGAATTTCTTGTAATGCAGCGGAGGGTAAAATGAGCCAAATTTCCCTGTTTGGCAGCCAGGTCGATGACTTGGTGAACCAGGCCGAAACGCTGGCCCGGCAGGTGCAGGCGCTGCCTGTGCCGGAACAGATTGAGGCACTGAACCGCATCCGGCAAGCCCTGCACGCGGTTTCGCCATTTTGCAACGAACCCATAGATTGCGTCCTGTGGGTTGAGGCGGAACAAGTGAACGGCAACGCTTACAACCCCAACAAGGTCGCGCCGCCGGAAATGCGCCTGTTGCGGCATAGCATTCGCCGCGACGGCTACACCCAACCGGTGGTTGGGTGGGACACCGGCGAGGGAATTGAGGTGGTAGACGGCGAACACCGCAGCCGGGTGGGGAAGGAAGACAGCGCGGTTAAGGCCAGGGTTCACGGCTATTTGCCGGTGACGTTGGTTAACCACGGGAGAACAGACTTAAACAATCGAATGGCGACCACCATTCGCCACAACCGGGCGCGGGGCGTACACGGCATATCGCCAATGACAGACATCGTGGCCGAATTGATCCGGTTGGGGTGGGCCGACGACGAGGTCGCCCGCGAGTTGGGAATGGATGCCGATGAGGTTTTGCGATTTAAGCAGAACGTCGGCCTGCCTGAACTATTTAGAGGGTTGGATTATTCGCACGCGTGGGAATAACTACTTTTTCCGGCGCTGGCGGCGGCCTGGTGGGGCTGGCCGCGTTTAAGGCCGGTAAACCGTTTGTGGGAACTGAGCTAAACAAACGGCGGCTGGCCTGCCTGTTGGCCGGTTTAGACAAAGCCGGAGCGGCGGTGGCTCAATGGGCGTAATCCACGGCAAAGAACACGTGCTAAACCAGTCGTTCTAGCGGCTAATCCGATACTAGCAAAACACCCTGCCAGATGCACCAAATTAAACTGGAATTCACCCCCGCCCCTCCGGCGGGGCTTTTTGATTCCTCCCAAAAATTCGTCGCAAAACTGGCCTGAAAAACGATTGACATAAGGCTTTGTCTGTGGGAGGATTCGGGCATTCTACTCAATACTCTTTTGCGGGAGGTTTTTTCACAATGAACCGTTTAGCCAAAACCCAACAAAATAATGTAGAGCCAAAACCGCCAACGCTGCCGGCGGGCGAGGGACTGCAAGCGGTGGTAGACCGGGCCGCGCTGAGCCAGGGTCTCAAGGATGTGCTGCCGGTGGTTAACCGGGCGGCCACGCTCAACCGCAATGTTGGTTTGGAATTCACAACCTCAACCCATCCCGCTGCACCTGCCACACCGATAAACTATCCGCCGGAAGCGACGGCTCCATCCTCAGCATCATGGTGTCTGCCTCATACGTGGTATGTCGCAGCATAAATGTGGTGCCGCCCCGATAATCCGTAATCGTCACCCGATGCCCACCCTGCACCCGGCTCCCCCGGCGACGCACCCCGACTTTATCACGTACCCCACCCCGGATAGAAAAATCACCCTTCCATAACGGCAATTTATGCCCCGCCAAAAACCGTTTCCCATAATCCAACGCCGACCCCGCATCGCATTGCCCCGCATTTAATGATTGCCGGGGCGCTCTCTCTCCATATAGCGCTATACTGGTCGTGTCCTTCAGGCTGGCGTCATCATCAGGCGTCAGGTACGTTTCCCGTCCATCGGCATCCGTGAATTTCACCGGAATCCAGTTGTACAGTTCCTCATCCGATTCGCTCAAATTAAATGCCGCCAACTCTGCCAGCGACACCTGCCATTCATTATCAGCCGTTCCCGGCTGCGGCTCAAAGACAAACCGCGGTTTCCCGTCCGTGGTGCCAAATTCGCCCCACACGCTGCCGCCATAATACTGCTGGCTGCTATCGCCAAATGCCCCAATCCGCTGAATAATGCTATCAAGCGTCTCAAATCCGTCATCGCGGGTGGTAAACGGCACCAGCGCCACCGCCGGCGAGGCAATCTGGTCGTAATTATTGCTCAAATCACCGGCTTTCAAATAGAGCACGTCCTTAATGATCTCGTCCCCGGTATAAGTGGGGCTGGGAAAATTATCCATTTTCCCGTAAATCAACAGCGCCCGCAGCCGCATCCAGTCATTATCATCATACAGGTCAGTGTCGGTGCAATAAAATCTAAAATCCAGCCTCTCCGTATCCCCCGCGGTCAAATTATGGCTGATATTCCCGCTTACCACTGATCCGGTAGTTGTAGCCACAAATGTTTCTACAGCGCTGCCATTATCCACATTCAAAATATCAATTCGCACCCCCTCGCCGCTGCGGATGGCATACGCCGTTTCTACCCGCCTTATTTTTATGCCTGTCGGCATTGTGTACCGCCGATAATGCCCCTCTCCACTTACCCGGCTCACATCCCCATACCCGCATTGCACCAGAAAATAATCATCCTCCCGCGTCACCACAAACTGATTTTGGCCCACGGCGTCCACCAGGCTGCTCGGCACAATCAGGCGGTCAATCGCCGCATTATCAACCCATCGTTTGCGCAGCAGCCGTTCCGTCAGCACCACATAATACCCGCTCATCGGCACCGTGATCGTCTGACTGGTGCCGTTCAATATGAGCGCCGGGTCGTTGATCCGGCCCTGATAACAAATAAAACTGGGACCGTCCCGCACCACCACATCATACGCATTTTTTACCGCCCAGCGCCGGGCCACATCCCGGTGTACAGAAAAAGAAGCCGGCCCGTATCCCTTGGGCCAGAACGATCCAAACCGCAGCCCCGCGGCATTGTGCAGGCTCACATCATCAATCACATTCCCGCTGCGATCCCGCACATACACCCGCTCGCCCGCGTGCGTGTTCCGGTCAATCCACGGCAACATCAACGGGATAATTGCCATAATCCCCCCCTATGCCACCGCTCCGCCGGGCAGCACCCAGCGCGGCGTAATAAATATCTGCACCGTGCTCTCGTGGCTCACCGGATAGGTCACGCCCTCGCCGCCCGGCAGCAGAAAAATAGTGTTGTATTTATTTGGCAGCAGTGTTACCGGGTCCCCCCGGTGGCGTGCCCCCTGCAATCGGCCGTAGGATACCGACGCGTCCAGAAATTGCGCCTCACGGGTGGCAATCTGCAAAATGTCCCCCGCATCCGTGCTGATAGATACCTGCTCAGCTTCCACCCGGCACCCCGGCCGGGGCAGCGCCTGCACAAAATCCACATCCACCGTGGCCGTGCTGGCCCTGGTCACTACCAGCCCCGCCTCATACGTGGTTCCGGGTGCATTGGCCGGCAGCTCCAGTTCCCCAAAATCCCGCAGCACAAACGTGCCGCTGGTGGCAATCGTCACCGCATCGCCCAATACCAGGTTACCGCTGCCCAATTTGTAATAGGGCTGCACGCTCACCGGGTTGGTAGTTACCCGGATACTGCCAATAAATTCGTACGTGCCGGCAATCACCTGCCCCAGCGGCGCATCAAACACATAGATGCTGGTGCCGGCCCCGCTGCTTTCATACGCATCCCCGGAGGCCGTTCCGCTGGCCGCCGTGCCGCTAAAATCCAGCCATAATGTGCCGTTAGGCGTAAATCCGGCATCGGTGGCGCACCGCCCCAGCCAGTAAACCCGCTGGGCGCTGCCTGTCGGCGGCACAATCTGCCATTCCGTCAACGCCGCCGTATCCCCCGGAATCCAGCCGCACACCCCCCAATGGTCCCGCGCCGCCGTGCTGATCACCCCATCCACGCTGTCATAGGTGCCGTCGCCCTCGCGGGTTTTGTGCCACGGCGGGCGGCCAACATACAGCCCCGCTGCCAGCACCGGCTGCTCATCATCATACAGCGCATCCAGTTCGGTGCTGGTCAGGGCGCTGGCCCACACCCGCCAACCGTCCAAATCATTATTATAATTAGAAATCGTTGTGGATATTGTCCATCCAAGCTGGAGTTTGTGTTGCCCGCTGAATGTAATTGCCGGAATGCTGGCATGCTGAGTTTTGTTTAATCGCAAAATCAAATTACTGGCATCCCTGTAAACAGCCACCCGCACCCATTCGCCGGAACTCAAACTGTACGGGCCGAGATCATAGTAGGTTACAGTTCCGCTCACTCTCCGCTCAATTTTAAAATTGTCGCCGCCTTCGCACCAAAGAACCAGATAATTATTATAGTCCACAAAATATTCAAACACCGAATAAAGATAAGTTTCTTTGTGTTTTATCCAGCCGGCTATCGTCCATTGGCCGGAAAACTCACCTTCCATAGTCCGCGTAAGTTTCATTTTGCTTCCCGGCAGAGCGCCGGCATCCCATAATTTATTCGGCTGCCCCTCAATGAACGGCTCCGCCGTAAATTTACACACCACCCCCAGGGTGTACCCCTGCAAAACCGCCATATCGTGAATCGTCTGCGGCCACACCGGAATCCCGCCGCCCAATATCCGGTAAAATTTACTCAGTTGCCCCACCGACGGCTGCGCCAAACTTCCCAGGTTATTACTCCACCGGTATTCCAGCCACACCGGCGCGCCCACCTTGTTTTCGTGGTACTCCCGCGCTTCCTCAAAAAAACGGGTAATGGCCTGCCGAATCGCCTCAATTTGCCCCGGCGTGCTCCCCCGTAAATCCAGCCCAATAGATACCTCGCTGTTTTTCCGGCTGCTGCCCAGCCGCATCTGGCCGTCTGTGCGCGGGTTCAATTCCGTGTAAAATACCTGTTCCTCTCCCCCCGCCACGGTAGCCGATTGCATACTCAGGTACACGTTATTGGCCCCGCCCGCCAAATCCAGCGACCGCTGCGGCTGGGTGGGATTTGTGCCATAATGCAATTTTACGCTGTGCCCCATTACATCGCCGCCGTTCCGCCAAACCGGCTCATCTCAACCACCCGCCCGCCGGCCAGCCTCAGTACATAATTGGCAATCGTTTGCCCATCCAGTTGAATCGGGATCGATACGCTCGTCTGCCCGCCGCCGCCCGCCGGCGTCACGTCCACCTGCTCGCCCGGCGTCAGGCCAATCAAAAACGGCTGATCACCGCCGCTCAGCCCCGGCACCGTAAAACTGCCCCCGTCGGCGTGCCGGCCCAGGTTCACCAGCCCCGGCATCCCCGGAATACTCGCCCCCGCTGCCGGCGCGCCGCCCGGCACCCCTGGCATCCCGGCGCCGGTGTAGGGAGTGTTATCGGCCGTCATTGCGGCAGTAATTTCACTCCATTGCTCATACAGGCTAATGGCAATTTTTACAGCTTTGTTTACCTGCTCCACATTCCAGGCCACGCTCTGCATCAAAATGGCAAATAACTCCACCCCAATTATTACGGCATCCAGCGTGGCCCCCAGCGCCGCCAGCAATATGTTGCCCGGGTCCATCTGCTCATTGGTCAGTCCCATCGCCGCCCCTATCCGCTCCCAGGCATCGCTGATCAGCTCCGCCGCCGGCCCCACCGTCTCGCTCAATTGCGTTCCAAAATCGTAAAACAGCGTAATGGCCCGCGGTAAATACTCGCCAATCATCTCCCCAAACCGCCGGGCCATATCCTCCAGCCACGGCGCATTTTGCGCCAGCAGCCCGTTAATATTGCCCAATTCCCCGGAAAACGCCGCAAAAATGGGCTGCGTGGCCGCCGCCGCCAGCCCCACCAGCGTATCCTTAAATGTTCTCCACCGGCCCGCCGCCGTTTGGCCCAGGTTGCTCACCAGATCAGCATCCAGGCCCATCTCTTGCATAGCCTGGCTGATGGCCTGCAAGGCCGGTACCCCCTGTTCTTTTAGCTCATTCAGCCGTTGCCGGGGCAGGTTAAACCGCTCCACAATCGACACAAAATCACCAGACAGGGCTTCACGCAATGAAAACGCCGCCCCTTCCAGCCCCTGGGCCGGATTGCTGGCCGCCAGAATTTCAGATAATTTCACCAGCTCTTCCAACTCGGTGCCGCTCTGTTTGGCCGCCGGCATCAGGCTGGCCGTGGCCTTGGCCATCTCCTCAAACGCAAACGGCGTTAGCGCCGCCCGCTGCCGGATCATCTCCAGAATACGCGCCGATTCCGCGCCGTCCTTGGTAAAGGCGTTTAGCTGCGCCGTCACCTGTTCCATAGAGTTGTTAAATCCCCACCCGGCGCTGGCGGCAAAACCAAGCCCGGCCCCCACCCCGGCCGCAGCGGCCGCACCCAACGCCACCAGGGCCACCCCGGCCGTGCTGGCTATTTTGCCCAGGCCGCTCATTTTATCGCCCACGCCGCCAATCAACCGCTCGGCCTTGCCCAGCCCGCTTTGCAGCCCGTCAATCCTGGCTCCTATGTTGATCATCAAATTGCCGATTGACGCCATTATTTTTTCCTCAAATCCTGCCCGCCCAGGGCAGCGTTAAGCATTTCCAAAAATGCCACCTGCTCCGCCTCGCTCAGCTCATCCACCGCCTGCGCCTCTTTCCTGTCGGCCCAATAATCCGGCACAAATTCCACCGGAGGCCGTACCCGGCTGTTTTTGCCCCGGAAAACATTCACCAGAATCGAGGCCAGCATGGCCGTCTGGATGTCCCCCCGTTGGTCCGGCAGCGGTTCCCGCTCGGCAAATCGCATCCATTCACTCAGTTCCCGGCTCGATATGTGCCGCAGGCCCCATTCCACGCTGGGCCAGCCCAGAGCCAGGGCTAATCTGTAGTAGAATCGCCGTTCGGGCCGGGCGTAAAATTTCCGGTCAGTTCCTCCAGGTCGGTGGCTTTCATCCCGGCCAGTCGCATCGCCGCATCAAATACCCGGTCCAGCGCCGCCGCCGATTTTTCCCCCAGGGCTTCCGCATCTCTGGGTGAAAATAGCGGCTGGCCGGCTTCATCAATTACGGCTATAGCCACCAGCCGGGCGCGGGCGTTGGTCATATCCATCTGCATTTTTTTGCCGCGTTGGGTGGCCAGGCTGGCCTCATACCGGTCCCGCTCCGCCCCGCTCAACGCTTTCACCCGCGCCACGCCGCCCCATTCCGGCACCGGCACATCCTCAAACACACTGGCTGCCTCCGGCGCTGCCAAAATTTGATCACGTGTCAATAACATATGCCTCACCCCGCCGGACTGAGGACCAGCACTTTGCCGGCCACATCACAGTCCACATAAATTTTGCCGTCATCCTGTTTAAATACTTTGGTCAACTGGTACACCCAGGTTTTGGCGGTAGCCACGCTCACCGTCTCATCGGCCACCGTGGTAATGCCGCTGTAATCCCCCGGCGTCGGCACCTTTATGGTAAATACCGCCGCCCCGCCCGTGTCATTTTTCAGGATCAACACGTCGGCGGGATCAAACGTAAACGTCACCCCATTGTCCGCCCCGGTTGACAGGGTAGAGAAGTTTGCACTATCAGTCAGGTTGTACCCGCCCACCGTAATCGGAACAACTGAAATAGCTGTTCTGGCCATAGTTTCCTCCTTTTTTTATTATCAGGTAATGGTTGGCTGGCCGGTTGGCCGCAGCGTCACCGTTGCCATCAGGTGTTCCTCCTGCGGCGATTCCCAGTTGATTTTTTCCACGTAGGCGTCAAACGTAAATTTTGTGGTCCCGGTGTTGGGCAGCACAATCTGGTACGCCAGTTTGGTTTTGTTCGTCCGGGCGTAAATCAGGCCGCCACTGGCATTGGCGTGCGTGGCCAGGGAAATATCAAAAGCCAATCCCAGTTCGATTGTCCCCATTTCGGATAATCCGCTGGGCACAAACTCTTTAAATCCCCCGGTGCTGGCGTGGTGCGTTACCTCGCTCATCACCGTGCTGATCTCATACCCGTTCCACGTTTTCACCTGGGCAATAGCCGTGTACGTGGGCGTGCCGCTCATGGCCGCACTGCCAATATTAAAAGTCACTCCAAATCCGCCTGTGAACCCCATCTCAAATCTCCTTGTAATTGATTAAAAATTCCACCATCACCCGCCACACCGCGGTGGTCGGTTCGTGGTGGTCCATCATCCCCTGCAAAAATGCCCCGGCCAGGCGCACCCGCGCCCCCGCCGCCCCAATGGCCCCGCTTTTGCCGTTCAAATCCGCCCGCAGTCCCCTGGCCAGCGTTTTGGCCGCGCTGTAGCTGGCCCCGTAACAATCAAATTGTACCAGCGCCCCAAACAAATCCCCCGGCCCGTCATGGGCCATTGGCGGAATATCTTCAATCACCTGGTACGTCAGCGCCGGGTAGGTGGGGTCCTGCGGCAGCACCAGCGGGTACAACCGCGTCCCAATCAGCCCCGGCGTGGTGCCCGCGGTGTTGGTCAGGTGGTAAAATAGCGCCGCTTCCAGTGTTGCCATTACAGCCCCAGCCTCCGCCGCAAAGATTTCTCAAACAGCGCCGCCGCCTGTTGTCGTTTCGCCAAAAACGCTTTACGGATAAACGGCCGGGCCGGCAGCACTCCCCCCGGATTACGCGGGCCGGTGCCAAATTCGTTGTAAAACGCGTATTCATAGTACCGCCGGGCCAGCGTCACCACCGCGTTTACCGCCCCATTTTTCATATTGCCCCGTTTCGTGGTAAACCCCCGCGTTTTCAACAGGCCGGAATCATCCGGGGCGCGCCGTTCAATTTCCGTTTGCATCAGCCCGGCCCCCTCCATAGCCGCCGCCGCCGCCGTGGTCTCCGCTGCCACTCCCAATCGTTTCAGGGCACTGATGATGTCATCTGCCCCCTCCACGGTTATGGTCATCAATCTGCCCATTACGGATTTATCTCCTCACCCAGCAGCGCCAGTTCCCGCCGCCGGCTGTTTGTTTCCAGAATTTGCCGCAGGTTGTAGGTTTTCCCGTCCCACGTCACCCGCATTTTGGTGTCCAGCCCGCCCCGGTATCGGATCACAAATACCGTGCTGCGCTGCGCCACCGTTTGCCCGGCCCCGCTCAAAAAGCGCTCCATCGCCCAGCGCGGGTTTATCGCCGCCCACACCGTATCCAGCGCCGCCCAGCCGGGCACCTCCGCCCCAAAGGCGTCCCGCGTGGGCGTGTTTTGCTCAATAATTATCCGGTGCCGCAGTTCACCCGCCCTCATTGGCCGCCCTCAACGTATTTGACATAAATCAACGCTCCACAATCGCCTGTAAACCGCCATTTGGCCCGGCAGTACCCCATTATAGCGGTTTAGAACATCCGGTCGATTCCCACTAGCGAATTAAAGGCCAGCGGTACATCCCGCAGGCTGTAGCCGGATGTCCCCCCAATTACCGCCTCTCGATTCTCATACCAATGCCCCACCAGCAATAGAATCGCCTGCCGGTACATTTCCGGCACACTCGCCGCCGTGGCCCCATACCCGGCCACATACGTCACCTGAATCGGGTTCACCGTGGCCAGGGTAGCCACCGTGGGCCAGGTCTGGTTATATTTCAGCGCCACCCGCCCCGGCTCGCTGTCCGTATCCACCGTATAGGTGGCCGCGCTCACCGTACTGGTGGCCCCGGCCCCGTCCGTGTACTGAATCGAGGTCACACTTTGCAGCGGCGCGTGCGGCAGTTCAATCATCCCATTTGCTGGCCAGCCGTTCAGGCTCAGCCGCCACGTTTGGGTGATCAGCGCCCGCCCGGCCCGCTGTTCCACCATCTGCCGCGCCGAGATGATCAGCCCCAGAAACACATCATTATCCGTGCTGATGTCAACCCGGCAGTGCAATTTCGCCATTGCCAATTCCACCGGCTCAACCACCGGCGCGGTCACCAGTTTCAAAATCATTTCCGGCTCCGTTTGCTCGCCCGTGTTTCCCGCTGCTGCGCCTGGGCGCTCTCGGCGGTTTCCTCATCCAGCGGCCGCAAAAAACCGCACGCCACCCAACCGCTGCCCTCCGGCAGCGTCACCGTTTCCCCTTCCGCGCAGCGGTACACCACCCCGGCCAATCTGCCCACAAAACTGCGCCGCACTACATACCGTTTGGCCATACAATCACCCCATCCTCTCGCTTATGCCCGCACACCACCGTCATATCGGCCCACATCGAGAAACCCGCCGCGTACACGTCATTGGTAAAATGAGTGTCGCAATGCGGCCCGTCAATGCCGCCCCTGAACGGGATTGTTTCCAGTACCCGCCGCTGTATCAGTATGCAGCCCAACCCCCCACCGCTGCACGGCACTTTTCCCGCCGCCCTGGCCTGGGCCAGCTTGTGCGGCCACACGCTAAAACTTTCACCCGTATTCCGGGCCGGCTGCGGATACCGTTCAAAAACATTAATCGTGTTTTCCGTTTGCCTGAACACATACACCCCATAGGCCACATCACATTCCAGTGCCAGCAGCCGGGTCAGGGCATTGGGCGGGGGGATTATATCGCTCTCTACCACCAGCATGGCGTCATAATCCCCCCGTAAAAAAATCTCTCTCCCGCGTTGATATTGATGCAGAATATTCCGCCGCCCGCCCTCCGGCGTGTCCCCGTCGGCAGGGTTATCCTCCTGAAATAACCAGCTGATTGGGCCGCTGTAATCCAGGGCCAAAACAGCGGTTATTGTCTCGGCTTCCAGCCGGTAAACCGGCGTAAACACCAGAATATCCTGCATCATTCCCTCTTAGGCGCTCGGATGCACCCCGTAGCCAATCGCCTCGGCCTGGAGTACCCCATACACAGTGCGGAAATGCCATAACAGCCGCACCTGCCCGCTCACCGCTACGGTAAACGGATCACGAATAAACGTGATCCCCGGTGCCTCACGCATGCCCACATAGCGCCAGTTGCCAAAAAACAGCGATTTGGCACTGGCTGCTACCGCAGCCGCTTTCTGGCTGTAGTTCACCGGGTAGCCCAGCAGGCTCTTGCCGGTGTCCACGTTGATCGCATACTGGCGGTCGCTGCCGGTCAGGCTTTTTAAGTCCCAGTGAGTGGCAGAGCGCATCACCCAGGCCACCGCGCTGTCCTCGCTCAGGTACTCGCCAAGATCATTGTTTCCCACAATATCTTCAGGCTCGCCAAACGCGATGGCGATGGCGCTGGCAAACGTTTTCAGGCTCGTCCCGTTGGCGGCCACCTCAGTCAACAGCAGGCTGTTGTGAGTTTTTGCCATCCCGCGCCCCACAAAGTCGGCCAAAAAGCCCAGCAAATTCGTCGGTGTGTCCTCCAGCAGTTGATATGACACATCCAAATATTTGCTGTACAGGGCCAGGGTCAGGGATTTTTTGGTCACTGCCGGCGCGTCCAGGTCAAAAGTGCCAGCTTCGCTGGTCGCCACAAATTCACCGTCCGCCTCATTGTCCAGCGGCACATCCACCGTGGTGCCAACCCCCGGCACCCGCATGATCGGCAACTTTGCCGCCAGCATCGACTCATCCCGCCGGGCAATGATTTGATTGTAGAATCCGGTCGGCACCAGGTCCCCCCCGTCAGCCCCCGTGGTGATGTTCATATCGGTGGCGTTGCTGGCGCGCAGGGTGTAGCCGTTGCCGTCCATATTTTCCCGCTCCAGCCCGCCGCCGTCGCCGGTTCTGAGCCAGTGCGAAAAACCCTGTTCAAAACTGTCGCCCCGCGGAATAGTTAACACCGCCGGCGCGCTCCGTTGGCCCGCCAATGGCCCCATCGACTGCCCCAGGGTGGCTACCTGCCCGTTAATGGCTTCCAGCCGCTCGGCCCGTTTCAACATCTGTTCCGCTTCGGCCAGTTTGCCGTTGTACTCGGCCAGTTCGGCCTCATTCAGGTCCCGGTTTTCCTTTTCGGCCACCAGCACCATTGCCTGAGCCTCCTCCAGCAGCGAGGCTCGTTTTTGTCGCAATTCAATTGCGGTTTTCATCGTCATCTCCTCATTATCTCAGTTTCAATAAATCAATTTTACGCTTCCGCAGGGCCAGCCGCCCGGCTGTCGCCCCACTGTTATCGGCCCCGCCGCCCGCCTGAGCGTCCGGGACCGTTTTGCTCAATTCCTGCGCCCTGGCTCTCGCTTCCGCGCTCGTCTGCGGATACGCCGGAAACGTCACCGGGCTAACATCAAACAACCGCCCAATTTTCAGCAGCGTCCGCACCGGCGGCTGTTCCCGCTGTTCCCATTGGTCCGTGTCCACCACAAACCCAAAACTGCTCTGGTTCACGTCGCCGCGGGCCAAACTCACCCGCAAATCCCTGGCATACTGGGTGTCGGGCAAATCCACCTCATAGCGCAGCCCAATGGCATCCACCATCAGCCGCAGCGTTTTCGCTGCTGTCCGCCCCAGTGGGTAATTAGAATCGTGATTAAATAATGCCCGCACATCATCCCCCAGCACCTCATCAAACGCGCCGGGGGCAATCCTCTCCACAAATCCACCCAGGTTCTCACTCGGTTGATTGAACACCGCCGCATACCCCACCAGGCGCGGCAGGCCGTCATCATCAATAAAGCGCAATTCCCCGCTAAAATATCGCCGTTCCATATCCCCCTCCTAAAATGCCGATCCCTGCACCCTGAATCTACCCTCAACCGCCGCCTGCCCGGTGCCGGTGCTTTCAAACCGATACAGCCATTCCCCACCGCCGGCCGCGCTAACATTCACGTAATAATTCCCCGTGCCGCTTTTTACAAGCTGCGCGTCTGTGCCGTACACATAGGTCGTTGTCGTCCCCGCCGGATTTGTCACCTTAAATGTTACGGTGCCGGGGTCAAGCGCCGCCCCGTTGCCGTCTGTAAAAACACATGCACACTGCACCAGATCGCCCTTATCGTATACGTTAGCCATCGGATACACTCGCTCCGTAAACCGCAGCATTACCGGAAGTTGCTCCCCCCACCAGCGCATCATGCCCGGCGGCGTTATTCGCCACCGCCGTGACCACTGCGCCCCCGCTTATTGCTGCATCTAATATCACCGCCAACCATACCGCCGTGTCAGATACCACCGCATACCCCTGTGTGGCCGCAATCGTCAGCAAAATTTTTGCCGCCAAATGATTATGATAAGCGTCGCCCACCAGCAGCCGGTGCAATTGGGCAATTGTGATACTGCCCGCCGTGTGCGCGTGCGTTGCTTCATCCACCACCAGCGTGTGCGCCTGCGTCAGCGTCACCGCCTCCGCCGTGTGCGCGTGCGTGGCCTCGTGAATGACCAATGCCCCGCTCACCCCCAGCGTCACCCCGTCTGCCGCGTGGGCGTGGGTGGCCTCATCCACCCCCAGCGTGTGCGCCTGCGTCAGCGTCACCGCCTCCGCCGTGTGCGCGTGCGTGGCCTCATCCACCCCCAGCGTGTGCGCCTGCGTCAGCGTCACCGCCTCCGCCGTGTGCGCGTGCGTGGCCTCATCCACCCCCAGCGTGTGCGCCTGCGTCAGCGTCACCCCATCCGCCGCGTGGGCGTGCGCGGCCTCGTTCACAGCCAGCGCGTGCGCCTGCGTCAGCGTCACCGCCTCCGCCGTGTGCGCGTGCGTTGCCTCATCCACCCCCAGCGTGTGCGCCTGCGTCAGCGTCACCGCCTCCGCCGTGTGCGCGTGCGTTGCTTCATCCACCCCCAGCGTGTGCGCCTGCGTCAGCGTCACCGCCTCCGCCGTGTGCGCGTGCGTGGCCTCATCCACCCCCAGCGTGTGCGCCTGCGTCAGCGTCACCGCCTCCGCCGTGTGCGCGTGCGTTGCTTCATCCACCCCCAGCGTGTGCGCCTGCGTCAGCGTCACCGCCTCCGCCGTGTGCGCGTGCGTTGCCTCATCCACCCCCAGCGTGTGCGCCTGCGTCAGCGTCACCCCATCCGCCGTGTGGGCGTGCGTTGCCTCATCCACCCCCAGCGTGTGCGCCTGCGTCAGCGTCACCCCGTCTGCCGCGTGGGCGTGCGCGGCCTCGTTCACAGCCAGCGCGTGCGCCTGCGTCAGCGTCACCCCATCCGCCGTGTGGGCGTGCGCGGCTTCGGCGATGACAAACTGGTGCGTAATAGTCGCCGGGCCGATAACTGAGCCATCGTTATTGGCTTTAATTTCATCAGTGTAGGCGCTCCAAGTTCCACTTCGACCTGATATGTCAAACGCCCCAACATCTATCCAGTCGACAATCCCCCTAACATCGTTGTCTAAATTTGTGACTGAGCCTTTCAGATCACCATCGACATAAAAATGGGCATAACCGTTGTTCGCTCCCGGAGCCGTGGCAGCCTTCGTGCTTAACTCAACATAATGGGAAGCGTCAGTCCAGGCGAAGGTGGCGATTGTGCTCCAACTGTCATTATCTTTTATTGCATACGCCCCCACAATTAAAGCGCCTGCCCCATCTTTTTCTGAATAAATCGCATAAGCAAGAGATGATCCTTGATAAACATTTAAAAATGCGTAATACCCATTTGCATTAATCTGAGGCGTATTGGGATCGTGATAAATTCTAATCCTGAAAGTTGAGGCGGCGGTAAACCCCTTACCGCCATAAATTGAGGTAATATCATCGATAAGCGCCGCCAGGCCATAGCTGCCAATTAGCGCCGCGCCCGCTGTAACCGCCAAATCTCCGCCATCGGTAGTAGTTGAATCATACTCGCTTAAATCAGCGGTCTCGTGAGTGATGTCAAACAACATAGCCATAATCTAGCTCGGATCCGCAATCTCAATGTCCCAGGCCGGAAAATCGCAGGTATTACCGGCCGTTAGCGCCTGGCTGGTGCCGGTCGTCACATACAGCAATTTGGTGGTGCTCACATCCAGCAGCGCCACGTGTCCAAATGTGCCGCTGGCGTCTACAGTCACCGCCGTTTTGGCCGCCACAGTCAATTTCCTGCCGCTGGTGTCCCCGTTGGCCGCTGTAAAATCAGTGCCGGTCATCGTCACATCGGCCAGGGCGTAAGTCACGTTGGCCTCTGTGTAAGTCGTCGGCTGCGTGCTGCACGCCACCATCCGGGTGCAGTTGTTTTTTATTATGTTCAACGCCCCGTCCAAAACGTCATCATGTACCAATTTAGCCATTTTTTTACTCCTTTACCGGGCCAATAGCCCGCTCCACATCCTCAATGCAATCGGCCACAATCGCCAACCCGCCGCAGCGTTGCACCGCCGCCAAAAATATCTGCTGCGCCTCGCTCAAATTGTCCTTTTTGTCCGGCGCTTTTATTTCAATGGCCGTAAACCGGCCATAACAGCACGCCAGAATATCGCTCACCCCGGCCCAGGTCAACGCCTGGCCCACCACTTGCCACGTGGCAAACCGCACAAATCGCCGCACCTGCCCCCCGGATTGCTCCCCCGCAAACACCATCGCCCCGCTATTAATGCGGATCGCCAGATGTTGGTGCATCACCAGCCAATGAAAAACAGCGTTTTGCACCGCCTTTTCGCTCATCCGGCCACCACCATGCAATCACATCCCCTGTGAATCGGCGGGTGCCCCGCATCGTGCCGGATATTTAATGGACTGTCAGCTCCCTCCGGTTGAAAATCCGTATCTCTGGGCAGAAACGCTTTGTAAATCCCCACCGTGCGCCCGTTCAGCGCCCGGCAATAAGGGCAGTTTCCCCCCACGCTCACCCAGCGCAGCGTCAGCACGCCCACCAGAATATAAAATGCTTTGGCCAGGGCATTGTTTGCCCGGTAAGATTCCTGCTGCGTAAATTTCCCGGCCCGGCGCTCGTCCCACTCGCCCAACCGGGCTTCAATGGCCTCTGCCGGGTCATTCCCCTGGCTGATAGCCTCATCCAGCAGCGCCCGCAGTTGCCCCAGGCTATCCCCGGCCTGCCGTTTCCCCAGGGTTTCTGCATATTCCTCAATAAATGCCCTGATGTCGCCCGGCTCGCTGCCGGTTTCCGTTGCCACGTGCGCCCCAATCTGCTCCGCATACGTCACCAGTAGCGGCAAAATCACCCGCCGCCAAAATTGGGCGTGCTCCTCATAAAAATCAATCAGCCACAGTTTAAAATCAGCCGCGCCCCGTTTGCCCAGGTGTTTACCCAGCGCCCCCCGCACATCGTTAATTTCCCGGCGGTAAACCCGCCCCGCCGCCTCCTCAAACAAATGCGCAAAACTGGTCGCCAGGCGCTGCCGCCCAATCGCCACATTGCGCGCCCTGGTTTCCCGGTCAAGCGCCCGCGTTGCCCGTTGCGGCTCGGGTTCCGGCGGCGTTTCCCCCCGCGGCTGCGCCATTACCATCTCCACCGGCACCATATTCAGCGGCACCAGGTACATATCGCCCCCCTCAACCGGGTTCTGATTTTCCAGTTCCCTGATGTCATTGGCGCTCAGCCACCCGTTTTGCCGCCCGGTCGCATACGCCTCATACCGGCTTTTAATGTCGCCCCGCAGCAGGCCGTCAATCAAATGCTCCGCAAAATACCGCGCCCGTTCCGCCGGCGTCAGTAAATCCCGGCTGATGGCCTGTTCCCACCGCACCAGCCACGGCCGCAGCGTATGGATCACAAATTCAAGGCTTTGATGCTCAATATTATTATTGGTGGCCCGTTCCAGCTCGCCCACCATGTGCAGCGGCACTCTAAACATTCTGGCAATTTCAGCCACCTGGAATCGCCGCGTCTCCAAAAACTGAGCATCCTCCGGGGGGATGCCAACTTCTTTCAGCGTCATCCCCTCTTCCAAAATCATTAACCGGTGCGCATTGCTCAAGCCCCGATGGCGACTTTCCAGAGATTTGCGCAATCTGTCCTGAGCGTCCTTGGATAACACGCCCGGATGTTGCAATACCCCCCCCGGTCTGGCCCCGTTCCCAAAAAACCGGCTGCCAAATTCCTCAGTCGCCAGCGCCAACCCCACCGCCTGCCGGGCCAGCGCAATCGGGCTATAGCCCATCACCCCATCGGTGCTCAGTCCGCGCAGGTGCATCACCATGTCCGCCGGCAGCGTCATCCGCTGCCCATCCGGCAATTGATACACATAAATCAGCCGCCCCGCCACCCGCTGCACCGTCATCTGGTCGGGCCGCAGCGGCCACAGGCCCCGCACCCGGCCCCCCCGGTCCCGCTCAATCTCCCCGTAGGCGTTGCCCCACAGGGCCAAATGCCCCATCAGCGTTTCGCGCAGCTCCACGCTGGTCATTTCGGTATTGGATAAATCGTGCAGAATCCGGTACAGGCTGTGTTCCCCGGCCCGCCGCTTGCCGCGCCCATCCCCCAGCCGCTCGTAAACAATCAGCGGCAGGCTGGCCACGCTCTCCGCCAGCACCCGCACGCAGGCAAACACCGTCGTATTTTTCAGGCTGCCCTCGGTGGTCACTGTAGCCCCGCTGGCCGTCTGGGGGATCATCCCCTCCAGCACGTCGTACCACTGGCCCGCTCTGCGTTCAAACGCCCCCGTTAAAATGCCCATTATTCCGCCCGTTTCCTGGCCAGGTACACCCCCAGCGCCAGCAAAATGCCCCCCACCACAATCAGGGCCAGCGGCTCATACACCAGCCACAGGCCAATCGCCAAAATTATCAGCCCGATTCCGGCCATCATATCGTAGGCATCCGGTTTTAACGCCTCACCGCGTTTCATAAAATTAAAATCTCCCGCGCTTCATAAATGCTCAAACCGGAACCTTTATTCCGCAATGCCCTGTCCAGGGCCATTATCAGGGCCACAATCCCGTCAATTTTTTCCCGGCTTTTCTCTTTATCCGGTTTGATGTTCCCCGCCGCGTCCTCGCGGGCCACCAGGTTATCCGCCATCCAGGATAATACCGGGTTGTTGCCGTGCGCCAGCTTTTTCTCCGCAATCAGCTTGCCCATTTCCTTCATCGGCGGACTCATACTGGCAAATCCCTGCCCAATCGGCACCACCCACTCATCGCCGCCCATATTCATCAGTTTTTGGGAGATCAGCGATGCCCCCCAGCGGTCAAAACCAACTTCTTTAATGTCATACTGTCGGCGCAATTCCTCAATTTCAGCCAGAATAAAATCATAATCCACCACGTTGCCCGGTGTCAGCCTCAAAAAACCCAGCCGCGCCCACGCCTCATAGGGCACCTGATCCCGCCGCACCCGCTCCACCATATTATCCTCCGGCAGCCAGCAGCGACAGATCACTTTATACGGCTCTTCAGCCGCCTCCGGTGGAAAAACCAGCACCAGCGCCGTAATGTCATACGTTTGCGATAAATCCAGCCCGGCATAACTCACCCGCCCGGCCAACGCCGCCTCAGATACCGCCAATTCGCCGCAGGCCGCCCAATAAATCGGATTTACCCATCTTGTCACCGCTTTTGTCCAGATATTCAAATGCCACCGCAGAAAATGGTTAAGTTCCGCCGGTTTATTGGCCGCCTCATGCGCCCCCTCGCGCATTATCCCCACCTTTTTGCTCACCCCCAGCAGTGGATTGGCCTTCATCCAGTTGGCCTCATCCTGCCAGTCGTCATCCTGTTCCAGATCGGGCCAATCCTGTTTTGTGTCCAGGGTGTAAATCAGGCCCCAGTAAGCGTCATCCTCAATAATTCCCTTTAGAATCCGGGTCACATAATCCCGCTGCTGATAACAAATGCCATGTTGATTCACGCCGGCGGTTGTAATCGCCAGCATCAACGGCTGGCGGCGCGAACCGGTGCCGGTTTTCAGCACGCCCCACAATTCCGGTTGCGGCCAGGCGTGCAGCTCGTCCGCAATCACCCCGTGAATATTCAGACCATCCAGGCTGTTAAAATCAGCGCTCAGCGGCTCAAATTTGCTGCCGTTTTTCACGTCGTGCAGGTTATCCCGGAACACGCCAATCATCTGCGCCAGTTGCGGCGAAGCTTTCACCATTTCCGTGGCGTCTCTGTGACTTATTTTGGCCTGATCCCGCCGGGTCGCGCAGCTGTATACCTCCGCGCCCGGCTCATTATCCACAAACGCCAGGTACAATCCTGCCCCGGCTGCGGTCGTCGTTTTGGCGTTTTTACGGGCAATTTCCAGGTATGCCGTCCTGAAACGGCGGTTCCCATCCTCCCGTTTCCAGCCAAACAGGCTCCAAATCCAAAATTGTTGCGCCGGCTCCAGGTCAATCGGCTTACCGGCCCATTCACCCTTCCAGTGTCGCAGCACGCTGAAGAAGGCAATCGCCACTTTGGCCGCCTGGGCGTCAAACCACAGCCCCCGCTTGGGGCCGGCCTCCAAATCCCGCCGATGCCGCTCGCAGGCTAAACGCAACCAGCGGCAACTAAGCTGTTTGCCGCTCAAAACATTCTCCACGTACTGCTCGGCGGTAAAATCAATCATCGTTACTCACCGCCGCCCCCACCGCCCGGAATAATTGCTCCGCCAGGCTCAATTGTTCCGCCTCCTCCGGCAATTTCAACCGCACCCGGGCGCTGGGCGTCATCCCAAACTCAACCGCAAACGCCTTAAACGCAATAGAATTGTCCTTGAAAACCTGGGCCAAAGGGTTTTTCTTCGTGCCGTCCTTTCCCTCAACCGTCAGTCCCCCGTCTCTCAACTCCGTCACCGCCTGCACCGCGATGGCATAATGCTCCGCCATCAACCGAAACGCGGCGGTATCAACGCCGGTCAGCACATGCAACCGCTCCAATTCGCCCGCGTGTTCATCCCAGAATCGCCGCTGCAAACCCCGGCCCAAACCGTGCGGGCGCTTCACCGCAGATTTTGGCTGCGGCTGGCGTTTGTTCAGCGGCCTGTGCCCCGGATTCCCCTGGAGCTGCTTCAATTCAGTTGGTTTCGGCTTCCGCCCTCTGCTTGACATAATATTTATACTTTTTTAATCAATTTCGCGGGGGGGTGTTCAAAATGGCCCGCACGGTCAAGCAGCACCGGGTTGTGAGGATTTTACCCCCCCCTCCAGGGCCGTTTTCCTGCTGTGGCATGAATGACATAATGATTGCAGGTTGTCCCATTCATCTGCTCCGCCTAACCGTTTGGGTGTGATGTG